CCTACGAAAGGATCATCAAGAAGCGACTTCCGTCGCTACTTCTTGGCCGTGTAGTAGGTCCCTCGGGGTACCCCGCTGATAAGCGTGGTTCCTCGAAGTCCCATCGGCGTATAGTCGACGATCAAACCGCTGCCTGGCAGGCGGTTTGGTCGGGTTTTGTAGCCAGTGGTATTTCTCAACAACGTGGCTGTTGGCGTACCCGTGAGTGGATGACCCACTCCGGCCCGCGAGGTGTTGACTGGATTTGTGCAGAGGTGAAGGCTCTCTGCATATCTCTTCGAGACACAGTTCTCACGGGTCGGGAGGTGGAGCTCATCCCGGGTGTGCCAAATAGCATCCAGCGTTGGCTTCGTCGTATAGGGCGGCGAGAGCCCAAGCGCATCCTGGCCTTCACCAGGTGCGCAAGGGCTCTCCCTAAACCGTCTAAGCGATTGACGCTGGAAGCTATGTACAGCCACGCCAAGACCCTTGGTGCGGGCGGTGAATCTCCGGTCGACGTGGAGCAGTCGATCGAGGATTATGCCGCGTTCCTCTTCACCAAGGGGTCGTTGAGAAAACGAAAAGGAAAATACGTGCCTCATAGTAAGAACGCCGTCCGAGGAGGTACAGGATCGACTGGAGGGTATGATGGATACCTCCGGGAGTTGCTCGAGGAGGAGTTCGGGTTGCTCCGTATCGCAGAGTACGGCTTCCCGAGTCTCATTGTCCTCGACTCCTGGTTCAATCACGTTCGCGCGATTGTGCCAGCTGGTCCTGCAACTGATCACCTTCTTGGACGGGCTTACACGGCTTACAGTCGCATGAGCTCTGCCCGGTTCCGCGTCGATGCGGTTCCTGGGCAGCTGGAGGAGGAGTACGCTGACTTCCTGCAATGTCTTGGAGCATTGCTTTCCATCAGGGAGTACACCTCCTCCAGCCCCTCTCGTGGGGATGCTCTGACCGAGGATTGGGGAGTAATCCACAAGGCGACTGTTATAGCCGAGCAAGGCTGTAAGGCACGTATCATAACCGTCCCTCCTGGTGGCTTGTTCACTATCGGGGATCTTGTTAGGCAGAAGGTCTGGCCCGCTGTAATGAAGGGCGACAAGCGGGTGCGACCATTCATCGAGTCGGTTAACGACGAGATGTTGGTCACAGATTTGAATGCTAACAAGATCAGGCTGGCAGCGGGTGAGGCCTTCCTCTCGGCAGACCTCACTAAGGCGACAGACGGTCTTTATCATAATGCAGTTCGTGCCGTACTCCGCGGTATGGAGCGCGCCGGCCTCGGTAGGGGCTGGGCGGACCTTGCCGCCGACTGCCTTGGCGTCGGCGGAAGGTTGCATTATGTTAAATACCGCCTGATCGACTTCCCAGCCGACAAGCGTCAGGAGATACTGGGGGCCTTCAGGTCCGTTACTACCGCGGGAGTGGGTACCGAGGTTCTCGTCCCCGTCAGACGGGGGATCCTCATGGGTACACCACTCTCGTTTACCGTTCTTTCGGTAATTAACGGATGGGCTTGCATGCCGCTTGGTTCGAAGACACGCATCTGCGGAGATGACGTGGTATCGGCATGCAAACCCCCCAGTATTACTGCCTACGAGCGTAGAATCGTGGCAGTAGGATCTGGATTGCATAAGGGGAAGACTTTCTACGGGACGAAGGGGTTCACCTTCTGCGAGGTGTTCGGGCTTGGCTCTGGCCCTGTCCGCTTCTTCAACCCGTATCCCCTGAAGCAATTCCAGCGTGACGGTTATGGGGTTATGGATCCCGGCAAGCAGCAGAAATATGACGTCGTGCAGTGGTCTGCATTGCGGCGTGTTTGCCGGGTCCTCCTCAAGGGTGTGCGAGCCAAGGCTCGCAGGCTTGGGAGACCGCCAGAGCTTACCGCAGCTCTGGGTGGTTTGGGCCATCCCTCTAAAGGGATGCGATCGCTCCCCAAGCCTGTTCGTGCTTCCTTGAGGCAGTTGGTTGAAGACCCAACTGTTAACCCTTTCCGATTCGTCACACGAGTTGATACTTTCTTCGCTCCTAATGACGCTAGGCGTTTTAGGGCGTTCAGAGACGTCATCGACAAGGCCACCTGCACCAACCTCGGTTGGTCGGATGAGCCTGTCGACGGAGCCGTCTTTGTTCCGCTCCGGCAACTCAATGCGTGTGTGTCGATACGCACGCATAAGCTGTACTGGTTGTCGGGAGGAAGGTACAACTCGTGTGAACCAAAGGCTATGAAACCCGGAAAGCTTAGGCTCCCTAGACCTGGGCCGGACATCTATGGTAACAAGACGCCGGTTCAGGATGTCGTTGAGGCGTTCCTGCGCCTCAAGGACACTAGGGGGCGGTGGCTTTCCGTCGAAGATGCGTCGAAGATACGGGGGGTTACCGCATCCTCCTACGCGAGCAACACCAGTTCTGGTGGTGCTCGACAAACCATGGCACTCGGCTGCTAGTCCTGCT